TTTGTAATGATTTAATTAAAAAAAATAAACTTTATAGAAAAGAAGATATTGATATAATGAGTTTTAAAGGCGAAAATAAAGAGTTTGGACATAAAGGTCAATCGTATTCTATTTTTAAATTTAAAGGTGGTGTAAATTGTTATCACAGATGGGAAAGACGTATATATAAAAAGAAATTAAAAGCAGATGGATCAATATGGGGAGGAAACGCTTTACAAGGCACTAATTTTAAAAATGTGAATCAAGCTATAAGAGAGGGTTGGAAAAAAACAACACAGCCAAAAGATGTAGCAATAGCACCGATTGATATGCCTAATCAAGGACACCATCCTAATTATAAAAAAGGTAAATAATGGCAACAGCACTATTCATATCGAGAACAGATTTAGTAAAAAATACTATATTAGATGGTAATGTCGATACCGACAAGTTTATACAGTTTATAAAGATCGCCCAAGAAATACATATAAAAAATTATATAGGCTCTGATTTATATACTAAAATAAGCAACCATATAATAGCAGGTAATTTAGCAGGTCATTATTTAACATTAACCAACACTTATTTACAACCTATGTTGATACATTACGCTATGGTAGATTACTTGCCTTTTGCAGCATATCAAGTAAAAAACGGAGGAGTTTTTAAGCATACTAGCGAAAATGCAGTAAGTGTTGAGAAAAATGAAGTAGATTATTTAGTAAACAAAGAACGAGAATTTGCAGAATATTATACAAGACGAATGATAGATTACGTTACATATAATATAGGGAATTTTCCAGAGTATCAAACAAATAATAATGAGGATGTTTACCCTGATAAAGATAGTTTATTTAATGGATGGGTACTTTGAGAAAAACGAAACCTAAAATACAAAATGTAATTAAGTTAAAAAATTACATAGAAAAATTAAAAAAGAAGCTAAATGGCAAATAGTATAAATTGGGGAAGTGTTTATTGCTTAATGATATCGGACGAAAGTTTTGGTGCAGACACAGCATATAGCACAAATAATATTCCTGATTTATCAGCGCCAAGTTGTTGGGGAACTTTTGGATTAACAGCTGATTTAACAAATATATCAGGAACACCATTTTTAGCAGACACAACAAATTACAGCGCAGACGCAACACAAAAATAAAATTTAAAAATAATGGCAAAACAGGCAATAAATATTGGGACAACTGCAAATGACGGAACGGGCGATCCTATAAGAAGTGCATTCGATAAAGTAAATGACAACGAAGACGAATTATATGAGGGTGCAAATATTACAGCAACAGCACCTTTAGCAAAAACATCAGTAGCAGATACTTCTGTAACATTAGCTATTTCAGATGATGGAATTACTGCAACTCAATTAGCAGTTTCAGGGAATGGTTCAGCAGGTCAAGTTTTAACATCTGACGCTGATGGAACTTTTTCTTGGGCAAGTGGAATAGCAGGAGACGTAGATAGTGTAAATGCAGGAACAGGTATTTCTGTAAATGCAACAACAGGAAGCGTAACTGTAACAAATTCCTCTCCAAATGCAACTCACACAGGAGATGTAACAGGTTCAGGAGCATTAACAATTGCTGATGATGCTGTTGTTACTGCAAAAATACTAGATGCTAATGTTACTTTAGCAAAAATAGCAAATGCTGCAGCGAATACAGTTATTGTAAGGGATGCAAATTCTAGTGGTGTTCTATCTGCTAAAGCAGTAGCAAGTACAGAACTTTTAATTGGAGATGGAACAGGATTTACAGCAGCTTCTTTAAGTGGAGATGTAACAATGGATAATGCAGGTGCAGTTACAATAGCAAATGATGCTGTTGAACACGTTATGTTAGAAAACAGATATACAGCAAAAGCAACAAGTACAGGTACAGGAAGTCAAAATTTAGACGCTTCTACAGCAACAAGTTTTTTACTAACGGGAAATGTAGCAACAGCTACACTTACAATTCAAAATATGAAACTTGGTCAAGTTATAGATATACAAATGACAGGAACTTTAAGTAGTGCAGCAATAACTTTGGCTACAAATTTTTCAAGTACAACTTTTTACAAGGTAGGTGCTACAGATTTTGATACTGCTGAAAAAAATGTAATACAAGTAGTTTGTATAGATGATACAGATGCAGCAGCTATTGTAAACTATTCTGTAGGAAAATTAACAGCAGATACAACTCCATAATAATATAAAAATATGAAAGCAATAGATATTAACGGAAATATAAAAGTTTATAATAATGTGCCTAAAAGTTGGGGTGCTATGATTTGTGGTTTTAATACCTTATCAGATTCTGAATTAGAAACTCACGGATTTTATGATATTGAATATCCAAGTGGTTATGATTCAGAGATACATAATTTAGGAAGTTTAAGTTTTGATTCTGATAATAGTGTTTTTAAATATTCAAAAACGAACAAGACTTGGAGTCAATCGGTTTCAGAACTGAAAACAGAAAAAATTTCAAATCTTAAACATATTTATAAAAGGAAATTAGAAAAAACAGATTGGATAATTATTAGAGACCAAGAACTTGGAAACGCAACAGATCAATCAGTATTAGATGCAAGAACAGCTTTAAGAACAGAATGTTCAGATAAAGAAGCAGAAATAAATGCACTAACTACAAAATCAAGTATTGTTAAATATAGTTTACCAAGCGCTCACTAATGGGAATAAATAAAAAACTTTTAAGTGCAACAGCACCCGCACCACTTGTTACTGGTATGAAGACTGTTATTTATTCAGGAACGGGTCTTTCTAATGAAAGGTCAGATGTAGGCTTCCAACCGGATCTTGTATGGATAAAAAGGCGTAATACAGCACAAGAACACTCCGCATATGATAGTACAAGAGGGGTTCAAAAGGTAATTTACCCAGACACAAACGACATTCAATATACAGAAACTAACTCATTAAATTCATTTGATAACGATGGGTTTACTATTAGTGGAGGAAGTGGCTTAACTAATGGTAGTGGTAATACGTATGTAGCGTGGTGCTGGAAAGCCGGAGGTTCACCAAGTTCAGTTTCAAATGGGACAAATACAACGGCAATTACTCAATCTGCAAGTACAGAGACAGGAACTTCATTTACACAATTTACAGCATCCGCAGCCGTTACAGGGAATTTTACGCACGGATTAGGGGGAACTCCTGATATGGTGATAGTAAAAACTACAACTTTTACTGATACTTGGTTTATATGGCATAAAGATTTAACAGGTTCAGGAACAAACGCAGTAAGATTTGGTACTGATGCGGAAGAAGCAAATATAGGATTTTGGGCAAATACAGCACCAACTTCAACTACTGTAACAGTAGCTAATGGAATATTAGTAGGAAGCCAAAAATATCTTGCTTGGTGTTGGAGAAAAATTGTAGGATTTTCTGCTTTTGGCACTTATACAGGGAATGGAGGTAGTAATCCAATAACAGTAGATGATGGAGGTTCAGGATTCCAGCCTGATTTTGTTATGGCAAAACCAATTTCAGGAACAGGTAGTTGGATAATTATAGATAGTACAAGAGGTGTTAATAATGAATTATATCCTAATTTATCGGCTGCAGAACACCCTGGTAGTGGCAATAGTTTTCATTCTACAGGATTTACAATGAAGTCAGATGGCAACTGGAACAGCGATACAGTAAAATATATTTACGCTGCATTTAAAACAAATTAAAATGGATTTAAAAGTATGGTCAGCTAATGGGTTTGCAATTCTTTTTTCTTTAATGAATGAAGCCAATGAAATCTTACAGACCATAGTTTTAATTCTTACAGCTACTTATACTATAATATCAATTTACCAAAAGCTAAAGAAATGATGCCAAAAAATGGAGTGGCGAAAGAGATTCGTCATTATATTGGAGCGTTACTTATATTCTTTTTTATAGTAGCTTTAGTGATAGGGTTTATTCAGTTTCCTGTTTTAGATTCTAACAAAGAAGTAGTAATGATGTTAGTGGGTACGCTTTCAGCAAGTTTAGCTATGGTGGTATCTACAATTACAGGAAGTAAACCTGACGATATTGAAGCTATGAAAAATAAAGTTGAAAAATTAGAATTAACAATAGAACAACTTCACAAAAACAAAGACGAATACGAAAAAATGATTATTAACCTACAAAATCAAATGGTAGAAAATTACGATAATATTCTAGATAGAGTAATATTAAAAAGTGCTATGGATTTTGACGATAAAAAAAGATTATGAAAGAAAAATTAAAAGAATGGTATTTAAAACAATTTGAAACAAACAAGGTTTTGTTTTTTTTAGTACATTTATTTATATTAGTAATTATTATAGGAACATTTTTATAAATGAAATATTTTACAACAAATGAATTTGATTCGCCTGATTATCCTAATAGTGGGATTAATATGGATACTTCTTTTCTCACAATGCTCAATAATGCGAGAGAGTATGCGCAAATATCGTTTAAAATTAATTCAGGATTCCGTACAGCAGAACATAATGCAAAGGTTGGAGGAAAACCGAAATCGAGCCATCTTGTTGGAAAAGCAGCCGACATATCTTGTAATAATTCGAGGGAAAGATACATCATACTTACCGCTCTTGTCAAAGCAGGATTCAATAGAATTGGCATTGCGAACTCTTTCATTCACGTTGATTCAGACGGAACAGATCAAGGAGGAGATAAATCACCTGACGTTATTTGGACATACTAACACAGTAGGAAATACTTTAAAAATAAATTAATACCTTTGGTTTATGAAGAAAAAGTTTCAAGATACTGCTGTCGGAAAATTTCTGCTTAATAAAATCCCTAACGTTGTTAGCAAAATAGCTAAAGACACACCAGTTGGTAGTGTTATAGAAGCTATTATTGGTGGTTCTGAAATGTCAGAAACTGATAAACAAGTAGCGTTAGAAAAATTACGACTAGAAAGAGCAGAAATAGATGGTACTACAAAAAGATGGATAGCAGATAGTAGATCAGGATGGTTAGCACAAAACGTAAGACCTTTAACATTGGTATTTTTAACTGTTAGTTATGTAGTGGGTTGGTATTTAAATTATCCATTAGACTCAATTACTGGTCTTTTATCTATCGTTATTGGTGGTTATTTTGGAAGTCGTGGAGTAGAAAAAGTGTTTGGGAATAAGATGCATCAATAATGGCTAGGAAAGCTATCGTAATTTCTTATATAAAGAAAAAAATTAGGCGTAAAGGAGTACACGCTAAAACAAAAACTAGTAGAGTAAAGTCCAGCAAAAACTACGTTAAAAAATATAGAGGACAAGGACGAATTTAATCTTAAAAACATAAAAAAATGAGTGATGAACAAACCGTTAGAAATTTAGCTTTAAAAATAGTAAATGATTTTAATAGATCAACAAAACAAAAAACAGATAACCTGTTAGAATTAAATGCAATTATGTATACTAATTTAGGTATAGATAGTAAACAGGTAGAAAAAAATAAAGTTAAATCTGATAGTAAGTTTATTTATAATGAGATTAAAAAGATTGATCCAAAACTTGGTAAAGGATTCATAGCTAGTATGGATAAATAACTTCTATATATTAGCACTATAATACTATATAAGTACTTATATTGTTATTACTTATATATATTAGCACTTATATATATTAGTACTTATTTATAATATATAAAAATATCTATAATAACAAAATAAATGGCAAAAAAAATAGCTAGGTCAAGAATAGTTAAGTATTTAGATATTGCGTTTAGTAGATATATTAGATTAAAAAATGCTGATAAAACTGGTTATTGTACTTGTGTTACTTGTAACAGAGAATATCATTATAAAAATATTCAAGCAGGACATTTTATGAGCAGAAAAAATTATTCTACAAGATGGGATGAAAGAAATGTATATCCACAATGTTATGGTTGTAATGTAATGCAACAAGGTAAACAATATGAATTTAGTTTATTTTTAGGCAAAGAAGTTAGCGATGAATTATTGTATTTAAGTAAAAGAATTGTAAAATTTTCAGACATTGAATTAACAGAAATGAAAAAATATTATGAAAATCTTGTACAGGTTTTAGAAAAGTCGTATGTTTGAGTTTCTTTGTATGTTTTAATTGTTTTAACCAAGAAAGAGGATAGTTTTAATTAATTATCCTTTTTTTTATTAAAAATTTTTTATATCTTTATGGTATGAATAACAAATTAACTACAAAAGACATTTTAGGAATTGAAAAATCAGCAGGATTATCTAGAATTTTTAAACCAGATATGGTTTTGTATATGTCTAAATATTTATGGAACACTTATAAAATACAAGCTGAAATTCATTTTAAAGATAGTAGTGTTGATAAAGTATATCAAATAGAATTTAAAAATCAAAAGAAAATTAAACAATTATTATGGCAACAGATATTAAAACACCATTAATAGAATATTTAACAAATGAAGATTTAAAAAATATTATTTTAGATAAATCATTATTAGATCAAACTAGAGAACTAGCAAAAAGAGAACTGTTATTAAGAGAACCTGTAAAAGGTAAATCAACAAATGAATCTAAATGACTCAATCAGAAGACATTATTAGACTTTTAAGAACAGAAAATATTGTTTTGAGAAACAGAGTAGAATTTCTTGAAGCACAATTAGAAATACAACATAACAAACAAACAAAAAATTATTATGAACAAAACAGGTAAAATAAAATTTATACAACCCAAAGGAAAAGGACAACCATTTATAGATAAAGACACAGGTCAAGAAATTATATTAGATAGATATTTAATAGGATTTTCTGACGGTGGAGAATATACATTTTCTGCTAAAGGAGAATGGAAACACGATATAGGAACAGAGATAGAATATGAAGTTTCTAACGAGCAATATAAAACTGCAAAAAAAGCTAGAGCAGTAGAACAAAATACATTTGAATTTTCTAATACAAAATCAAGCAATTTTACTTATCCTAAACCAAGCACAAACGATAGTATTATAATGCAAGTTTGCTATAAAGAAAATATGCAAGCGTTTGCAAAAGAAAATAGAGATGTAGTAATGAAAAGAACTGAAGAAGATTTTATATCTTTAAGACAAATTTTAAATAACATAACAGATTAAAAAATGGATAATAAAAAAGATAAATTTATAAGTGGTCTTTATTGTGGTAAAGGCAATCAAGACTGGAAACCAGTTAGAATTGGAATTAACATAGAACAATTTCAAGAAGAATTAATAAGACTAAAACCAAAAGCAAATAAAGGTTTTGTAAATATAGATGTATGTTGGTCAAAAGATGGTACTAAATTATATGCTGTTTTAGATGATTACATAGCAAAAGAAAAAGTAACCTCTTCACAACAAAATCCTGATAGAGATTTACCGTTTTAGATATTGAAGAATATTAAAATACTATTTTAGTTTAACCGAGCCGAGAATAATGTTACAACTCATACTTCTCGGCTTTTTTTTTATATTTATAAAAACTTACAAAGATGATAATTAACTACGATGACCATATACAAAAGATTAAAGATGTTAGAACAGGTAAAATTAAAGAGGGATTAAAACTAGATATACCTGAAATAGACGAATTCTTAAGATTCAAATTAGCAAACTTTAATGTAATACTAGGGCACGCCAACACAGGAAAGACTACATTAATACTTTATTTTATGTTATTATATTCGGTTAAACATAAATTAAGGTGGTTAGTGTTTAGTAGTGAAAACGAACCTTATACATTAATTAAAAAGTTAATAGAATTTTTAGAGGGCAAAGTTATAACTAAAATTGAAGAAACGCATTTTAATAAAAGAAGTGAATGGGTGGATCAGTATTTTAAATTTATTGATCCTAATGAAATTTATTGTTTTAAAGATATTTTAGATTTAGCTAGTGAAATAAAAAAGGGTTGGAATTATGATGGC